ACTCTTGGTTCATTTTTTCTTTTAGACATTTCATCCATAAACATTTCTATTTGAATTATTTCATCCTCACTTAAATCAGATAAAGGTTTACCAAATTCTTGCATGGCAATAGTTTCCATAACCATATTTCTTTCATCCATAGGATCTGGCGATGAAGCCATCTGCATAATACCTTCACCATCTTTAAAACCTGCACGTCCACCATCAGCCATACCATCAAAATTAAATATAGAGCCCGCGAATCTTGGAGCAAGGCCACCTAAGTTTCTTGTAGGTACAACTTGTTCTTCAGTAGTAGTATTAATATTATTACCAACAAAACAATATGCTGGTGGATTGGGTCCTTTACAAGGATCTTGTGATCCATCACCACTTGTAGGTAATGTTCGTTTTGGAAATAATTCTTCGTATTTACTTTGAGTCATTTTTCCACTATCTAAAAGATCTTGAGCATCAAAAGTTCTACCCAATAATTCTAAACCACTTCCTTTTTTAGTTGGGTTTAAATTATAATTATACGTTGCTTGATTTGTTGTCCCTCCTGCATCTTTAAATTTTTGAACTTCAAAAGCTAATTTTGTTAATTCTTCTTCACTTAAATCTTGTAAATTTTCTGGAATTTTACCAAAAATACCGTCAATTATTGAACCTGTAAAACCTTTAAATCCACCACCAGGTATTAAACTTGTTTTCTGTAATGCAGCATATTTATTTCTATCAATAGCTGACTGATAACTTTTGTTTTTTAAACTTTGAAAAAATGTTGGAGGAGAATATACTTGACTACCTGTAGTTCTAAAACCACCATCGTCTCTAGCTTTTTTTTTCTTTTCTTCTATTTTTTGTTTTCTTAATGCTTCTTGAAAACCTGGATCAACACCATCATTATTGTTTCCACTAGAAGTTGTTGTAGTTGTTGTAGGTTGAGATACTACAAAACCATAATCTGAACCTGTATAATTAGATCCTGTGTCTCTATTTCCACCACTTCCACTATAGGTTCCACCGCCACCACCATCATAGTTTGGGTCACCCATACCTGGTGGATAAGCTAAAATTCCTTCAGGTGTCATTGTTTCTTGACCACCTAAATCTACTAACGTATCTCTTTCACCGGGTGTAATGTAAGCTAACATGTGATCTTGACCTTTAATTTTTCTCATAGGTCCACCCTCGTTCATTATCTGTTTAGCTTGTTGTGCGTTTGTAATGGCCATTGGTCTATTCTATTTTGTTTTTCCAAATAAATCAAGACTAGGCATAATAACATTTACGTCTTGAGCCATGTCTTCATTTTTATAACCTTTAGCTTCCCAGTCTTTTTTCTCCTTAAAAAGCTCTCCAGTTTCTTTGTGTCTGTACGTTGTTTCTACTTTTGTTGGTTTTATTTCTATCATATTAAGTCCTATCAAATTCTAGTATGGATACTGTGCCTTCAAATATATCAGCTGTAGCTGCTTGTAATTGTAGTTTGTCGCTTTCTTCTAATATAACAGTTCCATTATTTAATGATCTAGATGTACCTGTATTTATAGTTTGTTCAGCAAACTGAAAAGCTTTTGATGCAGAATTATCAAATACAAAACCTTTTAATTCTACATTAGAGCCACCTACATTTGCAACTTGTATGTTTTGTACAATAGCTCTTGACTCTGATGGTACAGTATAAATATCTGTAGCATCTGTTGTAGTTAAATCAAATTGTGCATTTTTATATCTATTAGCCATTATTTACTCCTGAACTTGATGATGTAAACCACGAAAACCTTTGTAGATCATCTTTTAATTCTTGTTGAAATGTAGAGTTTAATTTTTCAATCAATCCATCTAAATCTCTTACTAAAGAATCAGCATCATTCTGTTTATATTCTTTTCCAGGTCTTGTAAATACTACTGTTACTTTAGCCATTATCTACGTCCATCTGGTTGTGTATCTAATCTAAATGTTCCAAGCTTCCAATTTTGAGAAGCTCCAGTATTAGCTACTTTTAATGATATAGCTCTAGCTCTTGCACGTGTATCTATTTTAGTTGTACTAGATGTAATAGTAAATGGTCCAAGAGGTGAACTTGATTGAGCCCCGTTAGGGTAATTTCTAAGTTGTAATGTAACTTGAGTGTTTCCTGTTTGTGATAAAAAGTCAGGTATAAATCTTCTTATTTTCATAATGAATTCACCGTCTCCTCTAAAAGTTGCAACACCTGTTTGTTGTCCTGTAGATGAACGACTTTGTGTAATATCAAAATCCCCTGATTCAATACTAGAAGTTACTGTCGTAACCCCTGTTGATAATACTTGATCAGTTCCTTTTTCATGTTCAAAATATATTGTGCTTCCTTCAGTGTTTCCAACTACATCAAACGATGCATCATCTCCTGCGCTAAATAATGTTGCATGGGGTAAACCAAATACAGAAGAATCTTGCCATGTTGTACGATTTAATGTTCCTGTAGTCCAAACAGGTCTTTGTGGTGAAGAATCCATATAGTTATAAGTAACAGATCTATTAACAACAGTAGAACTTTCTGTGCAATAGAACCAAGTAATTTCTCCAAATAAATTATTTAGTCCAACATTAATTAATTGGTTAGCTGTTGTATTTAAATCATTATAAACAAAGTCTTCTACTAAACATGTCATAGTCTCAAGGCTACCAGAGTATCTAAAGAAACCATTTTCTGATAACCAGTATGCAGCCCCATCAACTTCTAAAGCAGCGTTTTGTCCGATCAATCCGCAGTTAGTTCCTACTTGTTGAAAACCAAAAGTAAAAGGCTGACCAATAAATCTCATTGTAAATAACGATGTATCTGTCCAAATGTAAGTTGCATCTCTACCTCTAACCGCACCTACAATTCTAGATCCATCTGCAAGTCTTTGAGTACCGGCAGTGTTAATTGCTGTTGGTTGATATGTATTAATATCTTCTTGATCTGAAAATCTAATAAACATTTCATCTTGAGTTGTTGAATCTCCAATAGTTGTTTCTGTTCCAAAGAATACTAAGTGACGGTCAGGTGTTGATACTAACATGTCCCGTGATGCTGTTGGTGCACCAGATATAATAGTTGCTCTTGTTTGAGTTGCTCCTGTTGCATTTGAATCCCATTCAAATACTTGTGCATTGTGTATAAGTGCAATTACTTTATCTCCAAAGTTATCAATGGACCATAAACCAGGATCAACAACTAAGTCACCTGATGCTGCTTCTCCCCATGCAACATAATCAGAACTATTAATAATTGTTGCACCATCTGAATGTGTTGCAGCTGTAGTTCCTCTAACTGCTCTTGTAACTCCTGTTAATGTATTAGTTGATATACCTGTATAAGATATTTCTTCTGAACCTATTTGAATAAAGTTTGTACCAGTAGTTGGAAACTGTGAAGCGTCTGTTAATATAATAGTTGTAGTAGAAGCATTGATATCTCCATTTAAAGTTGTTGTAACTTCTCCTGAAACTGTTCCACTCCATTGACCTAAGCCCCAACCAAAACCAGGTAATTGTTCTGCTGGTCCAACACTGTAATATGCTTGTACTCTAATACCACCTGATGTAGTAGCACCTGATCCTGATTCATTAGATGGCATTGTAATTGTAATAGCAGATGATGTTACTATAGAAGTAACCATAAATTTTTTATCATTAAAATCTGATGCTGAATAGTTTGACCCTGTAATTGCTGTAAAATTATCTAAAAGAATAATATCTCCAGCAAGTAAATTATGATCTCCACTAAAAGTTATTGTAACTGTTGGAGATCCATTTGTTGTACTAAATGCATTTGTTAATGTTGTTGTAGTTTTGATTGGATGGATGTCATAAAATACACCACCTGTATAAGCGTATAAAATCCTGTTTGTTCCTATGATTGCAAATTTATTACCAGACTTGTTAACTAAATGATGTGAAGCTCTTGCAGCTCCAGTTAATTTTGATTCACCTAACTGAGCCCAACCACCTATCTTTTCAGGTGTACCATATCTAAACCTAACATTATCTCCATCGACCCATTGTCCTTCGGCCGTGGTTTCTGTTACTTGTTTATTAAATCCAGGTTGAAATCCTATTTTTTGTAGCATATTTTTATCCTCTTTTAAAATACACCAGAATTAACTATGTATCAAGTTGTCTTATCGAGCTAGTCCAGCTACACCAG